CTGATTAACATCTGATTAACATCTGATTAACATCTGATTAACATCTGATTAACATCTGATTAACATCTGATTAACATCTGATTAACATCTGATTAACATCTGATTAACATCTGATTAACATCTACTTCATCATCCTACCTACTTCATATCCTATCAAATAAAACCCAGTGCCTATCAATACAAACCCAGCTACGAATAAAATCTTATCTTCATATTTTTTCAAATCCATTTTACCATAAAATTATTTTAAACAAAGGGGAAAATCGATCAAAACTTCTCCTCTTTCATCATCTCGATAATATGAAATAATTTCATCATCTCCAGATTTTTCCTTTTTCAATTTCCAAATTTCTGAGAAGAAAATTTTTCTTGTAAAGTTTTGATTAAATGATTTTTCAGAATTAATACTCTTTCCTCCTTGAACTTTTTTATTATCCATTGAAGAGAAAAATTTAGCCATTTTTTCAATCTTTTCAAAATCATCAATTGAAAATGAGAATAATGATAAATCATCCTTAATCATAATTTGATTCTGATATTTACCTCGTTGATAAAATTCATTTAAATCTCTATCTATCTTATATTTTCTATTATCAAATATAACTAAATAATCATAGTCATAGATAAAAGACATTTTAACTTCTCCTAATTTCTCTATAAGTTTAATAAGTGAATAATCTTCCATCTGATAAAAATAATCTACTCCATCTGGTAGATGAGATAGACAATAATCGGTACTTAAATACATTAAATGACTATGTTTTCTTATCTTTTTAGTATCTAAATCTCCATCATCATTTATTACAATAGTTAAAAAATGTTTTACATCATCCCTTTCCTCTTCTTCCCAATTTTTTCTTTCAACATATACTCTTAAAAATAATTCACTGATTATATGTCTTGGAGAATATTCAGGACACCAAGTATTTGAATAATCATAAGGAATTAAAAGATGAGCTCTTAATACATCTTTAACTGGATAAGAATTAATTGATTTTTTAACAACTGGAAATGAAAAAGATGAAATAGGTGTTATTGGTTTTTCTCCATTCCGAATATATTTCCTGATCCCCTTCCTATTAAATGATAAATTAAATTCTGGAAGATCATAACCAATTAAATTTATTTCTTCAAAATCTTTATATGAAAGAGTATGTATAACCATTAACATTAAAACATATGGATCTTGAGGAACATCAATATTTAAAATTATTTTTCTACATTTAATATTTTTAGGGATTTTAATTTCATTATATTCTTTTTCAGTCATAACCAATATTACATTATCTAATGATATATCTAAAAATGTTTTAGGATTAACAATATTTATAATTCCAGAACCGGGAAGTGAACAATTTTTGACAGTAAAATATAATTTAATTAAACTATCTAAATCAATTTTTTGATCATCCCCAAAAAATTTGATAATTTCTGGATTTAACCTACCTAGTAAAATATCTCCAGTTAAATAATCTTGAATAGGTGTCTCAGTTTGATAATATTTTTTATACCATTCAACATCCATATATTCTTTTACTGGACACCATTTAGTCAATATTTTCTCCCATTGAATATCCTGTTCTTTCTTTCTAGAATAATCACGACAAGTAGAGAATGAATGTTTGATTACTCCTTTTCCAAAAATAGCCATTTTCCCTCCTAGTTTATTAATTTGAATACAAAAATCGCTATCTTCACCCCAAAAAGGTGAAAAATTTTCATCCATAATTACTTTCTCTAAAAGAGCTCGTCTAAAACAATGACACCAACCAGCTACTTCTCCTACAATCAAGAATTCATTTTTCTTTTCTCGAGCAGGGATCTGAATCACATCATGGGTGAAAACTGATGGAAAATGTGGGTGATTACCACCTCCCCCGCCTAACAGAAAAACATCTCCAGATGAAAATGTTTCTTCCCAAGGTAATGGTTTCAAATTATTAATCATAGTATTTAATAAATATTGATGGTCTTCGATTACTACATCAGAATCTAATGAAATAATATAATCTCCTTTAGCTTCCTGGAACAAAATTTTCCTTCCTTTAGCTACTCCTAAATTTTTAGAACTATAGATGACCTTCAATTTAACGATATTTTTATCTAAATTTCCTAAAAAATCAATCATTTGACCATTACTACCATTATCTAAAATTATTATTTCTTTTACAGATTGGTGATAGAAAAACGGTGTCATGCTATGAATACATTTCTCAAATTTATCTATATTATTATAAGTTAACATCACGATTGAGAATGTGTGAGACATTTTTGTCTATATACTTTATAAACAAAATTAATTTTCCTGGAGTTCCTCTTTAATCGGTTTCGGATACTCAAACATATCCGACTCAATAATTTTAATAAATGCCTCCGCTTGACAAATGGTATCTCCCATGTCATCCTTTTTCCCTTTAGTAGCACATTCCATACAAGTTATAAATCGTTCCTCCCGAGGATCTTCTCTCGATTCTAATAATTCTATCGCTTTGTTAGTGCACCATTTTTTATATTCTGGTTTTTTCATGCCTGGAGGACATTTCAATACTTTAGTTTTTGCTTTGGGTGTTATCTCTAATATAATAGGTTTTTTCCCTTTATTTCTCAGAAGTGTACAAAAAAAAGTAATTAAATGTTGTCCCATTCTAGTATTTGGAATACTCATTGTCATCTGTTTTTCAACTAAAATATATTGACATTTTGAAAAAAGAGAATGCTTTTTCTCTAATTTTTCAAGAATTTTTATCGAACTAGTATAATGACCTTCGTCTTGACTAAAATCTATTCTGGTTAAAAATATTGATTTTCTAATTCCATTAAGAAGATTGATTTTTTGAACATATATAGCACAGTTTTTAATTCCAGGATCAACAGATGCTACAATGATTGATTCCCCGTTGTAGTAAGGAGCGGGGCCATCATGAGGATCAAAAATATTGAATGGGAGGGACGAAAAAGAGTTATCAATTGGATCTCTGGCTCCTCGACGTCGATATCTCTTTGGAGGCATACCTTTAAATATTGTTTTTTCTTAATATAAAATGAAAGAATATTTTATCTTCTACATACTCTTAGCTGTTTTAATAGTGTTGCTTATCTTCGTAGTTTTGCTATATAGCGACTATCATTCTCGGACAATTATTCCTAGTTTATTATCCACAAATTACCCAGTTGACGCTATTACATCGGATTATAATTCGTTGTATTTAAATTTAGATACAGCATCAACTAATGGTTCTATTCTATTTGGAAATGGTGCGGTAGATTCAAAGGCAACTGTTTCTTTTATTCCAATTGCTGGGGATGAAACCAGGGTAATGAGCGGGGCTATTATTTTATTAATGGGATCTAATACTACTCCGAACTCAATTTATTTAAGAATCAAGGATCAGGCTGACGGAAATATAATTGGTGACGAATCTCAATTTTTTCTTCCAGTTGTAGATGAATGGGGGTTAACTGTAATTAGAATGAATTTTAAAACTGATCAAACTGATACTCTTCATGATATTATTGTAGAGGCAAAGACAGTAGACGGGGGAAATATAGCTAGCGGTGGGATATTGGTTAATAGTGGATATGTGGTATATTATTAAGATTACAGCGTATAACGAAAACGAATTAAATCTTAATAACAATGGAACCTCCAACATATGATGAATCGATAAAACAAGAAGATTGTCGTGAAACATGTAGAAAAATATTCATTCCTGGATATCTAGAAACAGAAGTGATCGGGTTTTTTCAAGAAGATTTAGAAATAGAAAGAAAAGAAAGAAGAATTGGCCGTCTTCAAATTATGATACCCCTGCGGGTATCATAATTGGCCGTCTTCAAATTATGATACCCCTGCGGGTATCATAATTGGCCGTGTTCAAGGAAAATTATATATGAAGATTTTTACAAAACTTTAATAGAAGATTATCCTGAATACAACATTTTATAAAGTTATGGGTTTTCTTTATAGAATATTTTGAACAATGGAATAAAACCTGTTTACCACAGTTGATTAAAGATAGACACCGTGATGGATCTATATATTTATGTAATGATAATTAAATGAAATTTATAATTTATAAATTATAAATTCAAGAAAAAAAAATATTTATTCAAGAAAAAAAAATATTTATTCAAGAAAAAAAAATATTTATTCAAGAATTATCAATTAAATAAATTCGATGTTCCCCAAAATCCCCAACCTTATGACGAATTTGAAGATAACCATCGGCAACAGAAGTAATTTTAAGAATGCTATTGGATGACATACCATGAATTTTTTGAAGAGCCTTAATGGTGCTACCGCTAACTCTGGTTTCATAATATTCCTCTTCGCTGGTTTGATCCATATCCTCAATATTTTCTGGGACACCAGTCCCAAATGAACCATGTTTCATAACACCTCCATCCGGAGAATGATAGGAAACATAAACTCCATTCGGAAAAACTTTAAATGAAGTATAATTAGAATCCTTAGACATTCCCTTAATAGATGTATTAAATTCAGAAGTATCAATTTTAATATTTGGGTTTTCAGGAAGATCATCAAAATTAGAAAGATCATATTCTGAAACCTGATATTTAGCTGATTTAATCCCAGTTTTTACTACCGCATTTGCCTTGATTACTAGATGAACAGTATCGCTTGCAGTGGTTTTAAAAAATAAAACACTGCAAGTTTTATTAATACTTTTAAGAATAGTCTTAATCAAATCGATACTAAATTGCTCTACATAACAAGAATCGCTGTCATCATCTCCTTCAATATTAACTAAATCCATATCGAGATAATAATCAAGAATATCGTCTGTAAATAATTCCATGGAACTAACCATATGTCTCCCAGCTTTGTTATTTCCTGTCCCTGTTATAATCGAGATGTCTCGTTCCTTAAAATAAAAGGGGATAGTATGAATAATTAATTTTTCGTAAAATTCCAATACCTGACGAATAACATACCCAGCTGTAAATTCAGCTTTAAAAATAACTTTTTCAATTGGTCGTTCTATTCTCATAATATCCTTTCTGCTCTCTTCCTCCTCTTCCTCCTCTTCCTCCTCTTCCTCCTCTTTTTCCTCTTTTTCATCCATCTCCTCTTCCTCCTCCTCTTGTTCATCTCTAGATTCTCTAGATTCTCTAGATTCCCTTCTTGATTTCTCTTTCTTCTCTTTCTTCTCTTTCTTCTCTTTCTTCTCTTTCTTCTCTTTCTTCTCTTTCTTCTCTTTCTTCTCTTTCTTCTCTTTCTTCTCTTTCTTCTCTTTCTT